TTACCAAACTCAGAATCATTGACTCTGTATCCGAATGACCATTGTTGTAGGTCACCCATGTTTTTTACTAACTTGTAGGCTTCTTGTCCAGAATCTGTGTCCATGAAAAACTCTCCAACAAATGTAGCCTTTTCACCATCTTCTCTGATATAACCTTTTCCAATAGGCATGTCCCATTTATGAGCCCATACCATAGGTACATCACCAGAATTAAAACCTGATTTTATTGAACCTGGGAGAACAATGTCCCCATCGGAATCTAGATTATTGAAAACAGAAAAGACAGCAGAGACTTTACCTTCGGAGTCTTCATCGAATTTAAAGTCTATATTCTTTACTTCTCTTTCTTGCATGCAAATGCTCCTCTGTAATTACAGTTATATAAAGTTATTTTAAACAGAGGTGTCTGAATTTAGTGTCTTTTCTTTTGTTATATCTTTAATTACAGTTAGCTTTGATATTGGCATGGTTACACTTCTATCTGTTTTTTTTGTGTTTACCACTTTCTAATATTGCCCAAACCTGCATTGTAGCTTCTTTACCATCGACTGATACTACTACACCATGTACTGTTGAAGGTGGGTCGGGGTCCTTATTTATTGACCAACTGACAGATTGACCAACTCTAACGCTTGATGCTTTCTCCCCACTTTTTTTAGATGAGAGAGGGTGTGAAGAAGGCAGCAAGTCGGTATCGTATGGTTTTCTCTTAAACTTACCAGTTCTCAATGCATGAAGGAACCCGTTTACACGTGCTATTCCCCATTGGTCAGCAGATGTTACATTACCTCTTACTGAGCCAGGGTTAGTACGATAAGCACCTACACCTCTATTGAACACAGAAACTAAAGTTCTAAGATTTGTTTTATGCTTAGGACTTCCATCGTTATGTTCTTTAACCTTGTTAGTAAGTATCTTTCTGACATTAGCAGAAACCTTTGATGCAAATGCTTCATCAAGTATTTCATTTGCAACTTCTAAACTTTTCTTTCTTCTTCTACGAACTAATTCTTTTCTTTCGTTAATTATTTTTTTCATAGCAGGAACGCCAATATTAGAAACACCACCCCATTTAATGTTTGCTATTGTTCCATTAAGTCTTGTATTACCTTGATGTCTTCCCATGTATCGTTCTCTTCTACGAACCCAGCTAAGAACTGCTTCACTTCTATCGCCAGCTTTATATTTAGCCCAGTTTCTGTAAGCATCATTACCTGTAAAAGATGTTGGAGGATTACCACCGTTACCAGCTAATCTCCAAATCTCAGGCCAGTTCTCTTTTAAATCTTTTGCATAAGCAAATGGAAACTCTTTGTATTTAGAATTAGATATTCTTACTGCTCTATCATCTCCAGGGCTAGGAAAGTTTGTTCTATCTTTTTTTGGTTTTTCTTTCTTTTCACTACGCCAAGAATCAGAATCTATTTCTTCTAAAGACTCAGCTTCTTCTGTAGAAACTTTTATTTCTTCCATTTCTGCTAAAGCTTTTTTCATACTTGCTAAAAACTTTTCAGCTTCAGCTCTTGTTTTAAAACATTTAATTACTTCATTGTCATAATGACTCACTACACAAAATGCACCGTTAGGCATTTCAGCAATATATTTATCTTCTGATATTCTTTGTGGTGATTCAACAACGTCTTGTCTTGTAGACTCTGGTGGCAATGCAACAGAACCTAGTAAAGCTTTTCCTTCATCTGGAGAAAATCTATCTCTTTCTAATAATGGTTGTCCATCTTCAGTAATCTGTACTGTATTAAGAGGTCTTAAATAAATATCATGTCTGTCGTCTGCTTCAAGTCCTACAACTTTTCTAGCTTCACCAATAGTTATCCATCCACCTTGAACACCAGTGTTTACTCTCTTGTAAAGTTCATCCATATCTTCTGATAATGCTCTTACTTTTGTGTAATCAAATTCGCAAACACCACCATCAGTTATTCCATAATCTGGTTCTAATAGTTGATGAGTTAATTCTGAAGAAACCATTTTCCATAAAGGTATGAGTTTTTGTTCTGTAAAGAACTCTCTTAATTCTCTTGTATTGTTATAAGTTGCTGAATCTAAACCAGCACCAAGACCAGCAAGAATTGCAGGAACACCCAACACAGCAGATATTCTTTCTTCTGGTAATCTTCTTAATTCTTGTAGTTTCATTTGGTCAGGTGAGAAAGAAACAATATCTACATTCATAGAACCAGACAAAACCATTGGAGCACCTCTATTAGCACCACCAAATTTTTGCTTATAAGATTCTGATATAGCTTCGGCTTCTTCTCTTGTTGGACCTCCAAGAGAATCGTTACGTGGAGAAAGAACAACACCTGGTACAGCCATATTGTGCAATAAGGCAGCTGACCATTGTCCTGCTGATTCATCACCTAGTATTTCTCTCAACACACCTTTAAGGGGAGCATGTCCTCTTCGATGGTCGTTAGGGTCTATTCCTTGTCGGATATGTACTATGTCATCTACTGGAATCTTTAAATTTTCTCCACCTTTACCATTCTGATAATATTCATAATGTGTAATTAGTTCGTTTTCGTTTCCCCTTACCTCAACTAAGTTAGGCATAATAGGAACAAGTTGTACTACTTTACCACTTGAGTTTCTGTTTTTATAAAGAAAAGCATCTCCGATTGTATTTATTGCTAAAACTATATAGTGAGATAAAAGACCAGCAGACATAAAAGGATTAGGTCTCTTGTATAAATTAGTTATAGGATGATTTGTCTGTACATCTCTATTACCAAAACTATCTGTCTTAACAACTTGCAATGTTGGTTCTGAAAATGCTGTAGATAAAACATTCAAACAAGCAATAACTGCGGAGTTAGCAGAGCCATCGCCTATTTCTCTTAGCTTATCTGATTCCCAGAATCCTGCTGTAGTATTGTATCCGTATACAGACAAATCAGTACCATAAGTTTGGTTATAATTCGCTGCAGTTTTGCTTCCGATGTCCCTACCTGTTAAGGCATCGAAGGCTTTTTGAAATCTATTTCTTTCTGCCATTTATTAATACGCTTCCCAGACGCGTTTTTTTTGCATCTCTTGAGCTCCAAGTGCCATAGCGTCTACCATGTCATCATGCGAACCTAGCGGAAATGCAAGGAGCTCACGCTCTAGGTTCGGTAGCCATGGTGCTTCCGCTTTTAAAAGTACATCTCCAGACTCCATCCTAGCCGATAAAGGCATAGCCTGTGTTATTTTATCTTTGCTAGCATCCATTTCTCTAACTCTCATACCTCTACGCTGTGCTTCTTGTATAAAAGTTTTTGTAAATCCTTGTTTTTCCATACAAACATATGACCATTTATATTTTTGATACATACCTTGTATCATTGGAATAATATCTGGTCCTTCAATTTTTAGTCTTTGCATGTCTTCAACATACAGTTTCATATCTGGTGACATTGCATAAGAGATAACAACTGTATAGTCAGATTGTGTATTTGTGGTAACAGCTAAATCGGCACCACCAAAGTGAACCATTTCTCCTGGTTCCCATTGAGAACCACCACCCTTGTAAAGTCTGTCTTCTACTTTAAAGTATTGCATCCATTCAGGTTTCAACATACCTTGACCAGCATCTACAAATTCTGCTAGATATTCCTGTGCGAAAACAATAGAACCTACTTCTGATTTAGCTGAATCAATTTCTTCTGGGTCAATTCTAGGATTATCATAAGTAGAATATTGAAATCTTTCCCAATTAGGTGCTGTCTTTGCAGTTTCCCATAAATCATAAAACCAATTGTTCATACCCATAGGTGTGCTAATAAATAAAGCAGAACCTTTTCTTTCAGTTAATGTAGGTCTTAATACTTCTTGCCAAACATCTGGTTTGATAAAGGCAGCTTCATCCATAACTAAAAAATCCAAACCCTCACCTCTTAAT